AATAACATACTCGATAAAGAGCGTTTTAAACGTCGTTCGAACGATCTGTACAAGAAGAAAGCGGTCGTCGAACTGACCGAGAAAAAACGCAAAAGAACCCTGTCGCAAAATAGCTACCTGCATTACCTGCTCGGATACTATGCGATGGAAACGGGAAATACTATTGAATATGTGAAACGGGAATATTTCAAAAAACTGTGCAATCCTTCGCTGTTTCTGATTCCGAAACATGATAAATATATCGGAGATGTGTACGACTACCGCAGTTCCGCAGGGCTGACAACCGTCGAAATGACACAAGCGATAGAACGGTTTAGGAATTGGAGTTCATCCGAATGCGGGATATACCTTCCATCCCCCGATGAAGAAGCATTCCTGCAAAGCATTGAAATGGAGCTTGAAAGACACAAGAATTATTTATGAATGAGATCGAGCAGAAAACGTTCAATACAGTGGCCCATATTTCCGCAGGGAAGGCACTTTCCAAACTAATTCCGACCACTGCGACTATGGGGGAGATATTCTCTCTGATGAAGGATGCCGACAGCGAGGAAGTACGAAAGGCGCTACGCAGTCTGACGCGATCCGGAAGGCTCACATACGGCAGAACGATAAATGACTTTTACTTTAAAATTAATACGGATGGAAAAGAATAAAGACGACCCGATGATTGAGCGTGCACGAAAAGATTATGAATTTTATTCTAAAAAAGCAAAGAGCCTTTTAGAGCTTTTAAATAAGCAAAATGAGGAAATGACCAAAACAATTGATGAATTTACTCTTGCGATGCAGCATTATTATGAGGCTCGAAGGATACTTGAAGGTTAATAAACACACATGGCAAGGATCAGAACAATAAAACCGAAATTTTGGGACGATGTGAAGGTAGCTAAACTACCTCGTGACGCTCGTTTGCTATATATCGGGATGTGGAACTTTGCCGATGATTTGGGTGTTATTATTGCCGACCATACATGGCTCAAGTCAAAGATTTTCCCATTTGATCAAATTCAGATTCAGCAGTTCGATAAATGGATCGAGATGATCGTGAAACTTGGATTTATTAGTCTGTTCTCCTATAATGGGGAGGAATTCTACTATCTGCCTAAACTCACCCTGCATCAAGTGATCAATCGACCTAATCTGGAAGATGTAAATGTGCCAAAATCGGCCTTAGAGTCCATTGTGGGCATGGTTTTGAGCGAATCACCACCCAATCATGGATCAATCAGTGATCAATCAGTGATTAATCATGCACAGGAAAGGAAAGGAATAGGAAAGAATAATAACTCTCCTATAGTCCTCTCTTGCGATAACTCGATAGTTTCGGAGGAAAACGCCGATTGCGCTATCCAATTGCGGGCCGCTGAAAAAAACAAATCGCTTTCGATCACGGATGATGTCGCTGATAATGAGGGAAAATATTCGGGCTTAAAGCAACAATTCGAGATATTTCGCAAGGCTTACCGAGGAACAAAACGTGGGCTCAACGTGGAATTTGAGGCGTTTCGCAAAAAACACAAAGATTGGCAAGCCGTCATTCCGCTGCTAACTCCCGCTTTGGAAAGATTGATACGCTGGCGAAATCAATGTATTGACAATCATGTATTCTGCCCTGAATGGCCCTACTTATCCACATGGCTCAATCAACGTAGATGGGAAGAAGAGTTGCCCGATCCACGTAAAACGAACGTCGGTACGGGAGGATGTTTGAGCAAGCAATTTCCGCGATAGGCGCGTCTCATAATTTTAAACCCAAAACAATGACGCAAATTATTGACATAGAGACAAAAAAGATTTACGAAATAAATCCTATCCGAAATGGAGAGAATAACCTCGTATGTCCCAAATGTTCTGCTTTACGACGCAAAAAGCATGAGAAATGCTTACAGTGGAACCAAAGTAAGGGGGTTGGTCAGTGTTATCATTGCGGTACGGCTTTCCTGGCCTACAAGCCACTGAAAGAACGCCCGGTAAAAACATATACCAGGCCGCAATGGAAAAACAAGACAGAACTTACTGATGAAGCTGTGAAATGGTTTGAAGGGCGAATGATATCACAATCCACACTCCGACAAATGCGAATTTATTCAGACAAAAAATGGATGTCGCAGTTTGGTAAAGAGACTAAGGTTATATGCTTTCCTTATTTTATTGACGGGCAACTCATTAATATAAAATATCGTGGGCCTAAAAAATCATTTGGGCAGGAGCAGAATGCGGAACTGGTATTTTATAACTACGACTGTATCGCCGATGCCAAAGAGCTGATTATTGTCGAGGGTGAAATGGATGCGCTTAGTTTCATAGAAGTGGGATTTAAAAATGTGATTTCAGTTCCTAATGGAGCAAGTGCACGTGAAATGCCTTATTTGGATAGTTGTATTGACCAATTGTCTCACATAGAGACATTTTATATTGCTACCGACCAGGACGAACCGGGTATCGGATTGCGGAATGAGCTAATTCGTAGACTTGGCGAGGAACGATGCAAGATCGTGTTATTTGGAGAATACAAAGATGCTAACGAAATGCTTTGCGCTGGTCAGGGCTGTATGTTCCATGAGATATTGCAACGGGCAAACTATCTTCCTTTGCGTGGAGTTCCGGATCTGGAAGGAGTATATGACAACATCGTAGCGCTTTTCCGAAATGGTCTGGATTCCGGGAAGAATGTAGGAGTCGATGGTATTGACAAGTTGGTAACGTGGAAGACGGGGCAACTGGTGGTGTGGACAGGAATCCCTTCTCATGGCAAATCAGAAATGCTGAATTTTATGTCTGCACGATGGAATCTGATGTGGGGATGGAAGCCACTCTTTTTTTCGCCGGAGAACATGCCTTATCACTGCTATTTGTTTCCTAAATTATCATCCTTGCTGGTGGGGAAGACATTTAGGAGTGGATTTATGACCGATGAAGAATTTGATCAGAGCTTCGATTACATTGCCGACAACTTCAAATTTATCGATGCAGGAGACGACTATTCGGTGGAGACGATTATCGAGACGGCTCGCAGTGCTGTGAAAAGATACGGAATCAAGGTTTTAGTAATTGACCCGTTCAACTGTTTTGAGCATCGACGGGAACGTAATGAATCGGAAACGGAATATATCGGTAGGTTTCTGGATACATTGGTGCGCTTCGCTCGCAAATACGATGTGTTGGTTAATCTGGTGGCCCATCCTCGTAAAATGGATAGATTGAATGCGTGTAGTTATAATAGGCCGACTCTTTATGATATCAATGGGTCTGCTAATTTTTATAACAAAGCAGATATTGGTATTACTATTTACCGACGATTCAATGATAATCCAGACGGGGCAGGCACGGAGTTCATAGTATCTAAGGTGCGATTTAAAGAGCAAGGACAAACCGGGTCTGCCGACTTGCAGTATAATCTAATAAATGGGAGGTATTCCATCCCTGTTTCGGATATCCATTTACTTGATAATTCAAACTGGTTGCAACCCCGGGATGCTGTTTCGCCAAATAATAGCACCTGGACTATTGATAGCGATCTACCCTTTTAAAATTATTTCAAAATGATTCATATTGGCATAGACACCGGCGTTAAAACAGGATTCGCCGCATGGGACTCCGAAAAAAGACATTTTATGGAGATCGTTACGCTAACGATCACACAGGCAATGGAGAGAGTACTTATTTACCGGAATTTCGGACTTACTACCGGAAGCGAAATCAGATTGTATATCGAAGATGCCCGTCTACGCAAGTGGTTCGGCAACACCGGGCGGGAAAAATTACAGGGAGCAGGCTCGGTTAAAAGAGATGCGCATATCTGGCAGGACTGGTGTCGAGAGCATGAAATCGATTGCCTGATGGTCGCTCCGAAAAACAATAAAACGAAAATGAACAGCGAGTCGTTCAAACGGCTTACCGGATGGCGGAAAGCCGTATCGGAACACGCACGGGATGCGGCTTGCATGGTGTATGGTAGGTAAAAACATTAAAAACTTTAAAGAGTTATGGAGATTGTACAAGTAAAACAATTATCGCCTGGGGATAGGTTCGCCTTGAAGGACTGGATGGATAAACCTCAGAACAGAGTCGTTTACAGAATCCCAGAGAGGCCTTCTGACTCCGTAGTCGCTAAAAGAAAACCATCAAAGTCATCTGCGAATCAGGGGGGGACAAAAGGATTAGGAAGGATGAGTGGGTTTATAAGCCGAAACGGGAATAATAGCAACACGTGAAAATGAAATTCGATAACGCAAAACGCTTAAAATAAAAAAAAATGACAAAATATATTAATATAGATGTCTGTACAGACATTGATGTGCCCGTTTATGAAATCATAGAACAAATAAGCGACAAAGATTTGATTGACGAGATACTTAAAAGAGGGAGATCAGTTAGATCGGGTGTGAAAATCATTCCTGTTGAAGAATATAAAAAAGGGAATTTCAAGCGCCTTTTGTGTGATATACTTTCATTAGGCTATCAGGTGTCGGATGACGAAGTGATACGCAAAATAAAGGAGAATTTATAAGGCGACAAATTGAGCAACATTCCTACGATACTCGGGGAGTATTGCCAATTAAGACCTGGCAAGACTTCTTTACTCAATCCCCGGTTTGTAACCGAAATGATGGGCTTTCCTACGGACTGGACGGAATTACCTTTCCGAAATGGCGAAAAGAATCGATCAAAGCCTACGGCAATGCGATAGTGCCGCAGGTGGCGTATCGGATATTCGAAACGATTAATGAATATGAAAATTACCATGCCGAGCAAATTTTCAAAATAGTTAAACCGCCTCCGGGCATAACATTATAAGCTATGATTTTAAGATTTAGAGAAGGTTCCGCGCTTCATGCCGAATTAAAGCGGATGAACGATGTGCGCGAAGCCACGTATAAAGAGGCATGCGACATTATCGAGGAGTTGGTCGGTGAGCGACCGGAAGGATTCGGATACCGATGGGGCTTTGACTGCACCTGTATATGGAATCCGCACATGGTCGCATTTAAAGACGGTTTTGTTCCCGATCCCAAATTGATGTCGGAAAATACGAAAGTATCGAACCGTGAGCATAAAGCATACAAAGTGCTTAGAACCACCCCAAAAGGGCGGAAAGCGTCGGATAAATTCAAGAAATTCCACAATTCCCTCACCTCTGAAGGTCTGGAAGAACTGGGGCTGCCTATGCATACAGAAAGTCGGTATTTCTATTTCATGCCCAGCAGGGATGAAGCCGGGTACTACCTCGCGGTTAGCAATGATATAGCCGATGTGCTGCAAAAGAACGTCGATATCACGATTGAATTACCGGAATGATTATCAATACAATTAAACCGAAAACCGATGACAATCTTGCCGC